AGAGCCGGTCCGACCACTCGTGAGGGAGCTTCGCGTGCTTGCTGCGATTACACGGCTGGCAGCTGGCGACGATGTTCTCAGGCCCATCCGACCCACCCCTCGACAGGGGTTCGACGTGGTCGGTCTCGTGGCAGCCCCACTCGACTGGTTGCTTACACCAGTAGCAGCGCCCACGCTGTCGATCATATTGCCGGCGCTCATCCTCTGGGGTGTGCGTCCCTAGCGCACCGCGAAGACGTGCGCGGCGCCGGCGCTCGGCGACCCGGCTGAGCTCGCGTACTCGGTCGGGGTGTTCCGACGCCCACTTCTTTACGCTCGCTCGCGCTTTCTCTGGGTGCCGCTCCCTATAGGCGGCCGAGCTCTTGCGGGCGCATTCGAGCACCTTGCCCCGATTACGCTCAACGTACCGTCGATGCGCCTCCCGTCCGACCTCTGGACGCCGTCTCCGATAGTCAGCGTGATAGGCCGCCCTTTGCTCGCGATGACGCGCGTAACACTCGCGACTCTTCAGCCGCGACCGTTCTGGGTTTCGCTTTCTCCACTCTCGCATGTATGTCGCGTAGCAACCCCGGCACCACGACCCAAGGCCATCGCGTTTCCGCTTGTCAACACAGAACACGGCAGGGTTGCCCGGAAGCTCGCGCTCACATCGAGTACAGACCTTGGTGACCTCCATGCCGACATCTTTGTGCTGGTGTCACCCGTCGGTCGTGGCTCCATAGCCGACGGGGGCCCGGGCGCAAGCCCGGGCCCCCGTCTGGAGGTCACCGCTGGTCAGGCGGCAACTCTTACGAATCGAAGTTCTGGATCTCGCAGAAGGCGCTCGCCTGCAGGACCGCGAATCCCCAGCGACCCTCAGCCAGGAAGTCGATGATCCCCCTGACGAAGTGGTCCTCGTTGCTGTCGGTCACGCTGAGGGTCACGTCCTGGCGGACATAGCACTCACAGGCGTTGATGTCGCCGACGATCGGCGAGCCCGAGGTGATGTCGGGGTGGACGATCGGGCGCAGGCCCCAGATGGTCCGCGCGCCATCGACGGCCGGGCCACCGAAGTAGTACTGGTGGTTGTCGTCCTTGGCGAGGATCGCCAGCTCGTAGTCCTCGTCGTTCATGAGGATCACGTTCGGGTTGTAGGTCCGCTTGGTGGCGATGCGGACGTCGGTCATCGCCTTGTGGATGACGTCGAAGGGGAAGTCGTGGTCGGTGCCCGAGGTGTGGACCAGGATGTTCGGCCACTCGACGAGGCCGAGCAGGTTGTCGCCGTCGCCGGCGCCGTTGATCAGCTGGTTCTGGAGGCGCGAGCGCACACCGTAGCCGATGCGGTTCTGCACGAAGGCGCGCATGCGGCCCTCGTCGGTGAGCAGCTGCTTGGTGGCCGGGATCGTGAACGGGATCCAGACGCGGTTGACGGTCGCCTTGTCGTAGTGCAGCACACCCTCGCCGGCCGCGTCGCCCTCGGGCTGCTCGATCGCCGTGTTGCGCGTGTAGGTGGCCTCGTAGACGTACTCGACGGCGTCGGTGGTGACCGGCACCATGGGGATGACGTCGAGCAGTTCGAGCGTCTCGGTCGGGATCATCGTGACGCCCGGCCGGCGCGTGGCCTCACTGGGGAAGTCGGGCATGCTCACCGTAGCCGCGCGGAAGTCGTTCTTGTCGAACAGCTTGATGGGCGGCATCTGACCGAAGCGCGCCTGCGGGCTGACCATGATGCCCGTGGACGCGCGCCAGGCGAGGAAGGACTCCATGAAGTTGTCGATGTTGCGCGCGACGGCGGCGCTGACGATCTCTTCGGCACGCGAGCCCGGGCGCAGGGTGTCGCCCGGCAGCTTGGCGGCGGTCTTGGGGGACTCGGCGCCGAGCAGCTTGCCGACGCGCGAGAACTGCGCCTCCATATCGTTGATCTCGTCGCAGAGGGCGTCGTAGGCCACGCCGGCGGCGTCGAGCTCGTTGTAGATGTCCGAGCCGGGGGTCAACAGATCGGCCGGCGACTTGGCGGCCTTGGCGCGGACACTGTCGAGGTCCGCCCAGGCGGTCTTGGCCACTTCGCGCTTGGCGTCGAGGACCTTGCTCGCCGCGGCCAGCTGGGCCTTGGTCTTTTCGTTCATCTCGTCAGTCCTCCTTGGGGGCACTGTGACGCCGTATCGTGAGTAGCTCGATTACTCTCGGGTCTACTGTGGTGGGGGTGTCACCCGACTCCGTCTCGGCCTCCGCGGCCGGCGCCGGATCGGCGATTGCAACGGCGACCTCGGGCGGCACGTGCTTGAAGCGGCTCAGGTCAAACGCCGAGCAGGCCGCCAGGCTCTGGGCCTCCTCGATCTCGTCGATGAAGCCCGCCTCGAGGGCCTCGGCCGCCGAGTACCAGGTCTCCTCTGCACACGCCGCCTCGATCTCGGCGCGCAAGAGAGTCGCCTTGGCCTCGTAGGTGTTGAGCATCGACTCGGCGATATGGTCGAGAGCCTCGGCGGTCTTGCGCAGCTCGGCGGCGGTGCCGCAGGCGCAGCCGAAGGGCATGTGGATCATGAAGAGCGCGTTCTCGGCCATCAGCACACGGTCGCCGGCTAGAGCGATGACCGAGGCGATCGAGGCCGCCAGGCCGTCGACGTAGCTGGTGACCTTGGCCGAGTGACGGCGGACGGCGTTGAAGATCGCGAAGCCGTCGAAGACCGAGCCGCCGGGCGAGTTGATGTGCAGGTCGATCTGGGTGGCGGTGACGGCGTTGAGCTCGTCGATGAACGCCTTGGCGCCGATGCCCCCGCCCCAGAGATCTTCACCGACGTAGTCGTAGATGAAGATCTCCGCCGGGGCCCCGCCGCCGGCCGCGGCTTTGATCTCGTACCACTTACGCTTCATCGTCGTCCTCCTTGGGATCGTGGCCCGCGCCGTTGCCGCCACCGGCGGCGATCGCCGCGGTCACCAGGGCATCGTGTAGTGAGGCCACCGGCTCCGGTGGCGGTGGCGGCGGCATCGGATCGGTGCCGGCGGGCGCCATGTTCAAGGGGATCAGCGGGCGGTCGGTGACGCCGGCGATGCGCAGAGGTTTGAGGCCGCGCCGTACGCGCCGTTCGTCGGTCGTGGTGGTCGTGCTCTGCTGCTCCATGAGCTCCTGGCGCGACAGCGCCTCGGGGCTGGGAACGAGCAGGCTGTCCATCTGGGCCTTGACGAACAGGCCGGCCCTCTCCCAGACGGGCTCGACGTCGACGACCTGGTCCTGGAAGTCCTCGACGATGGAGTCGTACTTGGGGCCCACGGCATCGCGGAAGTTCATGTCGCGCAGCTCGGCGATGTTGTTGAAGGTGGCACGGTCGAGGATGCCGAGGAACGGCGGCGAGACGTCGAGGGCTGAGGCGACCTCTTCGCGCGAGAGCTTGCGCTGTTCGATCAGCGCCAGATCGACCGCCGAGACGCCGATCGGCTTGTCGTACTTGAGCTTCTTGTCGAAGATCGCGTAGCGGCCGCCGGCCTCGGGACCGGCGTAGAGCTTGTCGAGCTCGGCGCGCATGCGCTTCATGTCGGTGTCGGTGAGCGCGTCCTCGCTGGAGAACGAGGACCGCGGCATGACGCCGTTGCGTAGCGACTCCGACTGGTAGGTGAGCGCCGCGTCTTCGATGCCCAGCGTGCGCGCCAGGGCTTCGAGAGGAGAGATGCCTTGCGGCCAGCGACAGTGCAAGACCTGGTCCGTCGTCATCGTGAAGACCTCGCCGCCGAGCCAGAGCTGGTAGGCCATGATGCGCTCGGCCTCGTCGCGGATCTCGGTGACGAACTGCCAGGGGATCGGCCACACTTCGGTCGGCGGGGCCCCGGCGCTGGGCCGGTACTTCCAGCTCAGGGAGTTGCCGTGCACCATGTAGTCCCAGATGACCTCGTCGCGCATGTAGCGCCGCCAGCCCATGCGCTTGTTGGGCTTGCGGACAAGCTGGGCGAGGTCGTTGTCGAGGACCGGATCGGCATCGTCGCGGGCGCCGGAGTAGACGCCGACGGGGATCGTCGACCCCCAAAAGCAGAGACGAGTGATGCCGGCGAAGACCATGGGCTGTGAGCGCACGATCTGCCGGAAGGTGGCCCAACGCTTGCCGTAGAGCAGCGGGATGGAGCCGCTCAGCGGCCCCTGGTAGTTCCAGCGCGTGCCGCTCGGGAACGGCCACGAGGCCTTGAGGTCGCCGCCGGCCTGGGTGGCCTTGCCGCCCGAGACGACGAACACCTCAGACCTCCCGCGGCGCCAGCCGCTGCATCCAGAGGACCTTGCCGCGCTCGACCACGACTTCGCCGTCGGCCGGCGTGTTGTGATCGCCGCCCAAGACGGCCGCGTGTACCAGTACCATGCAGTCGCGGTGGACGGCCAGCAGGACGCCCTGGACGGAGGTGCCGTCGGCGAGATGACAGACGATGGTCTCTCGGCACAGCGAATCGATGTACTTGCGCACGGGCGCTCCTTAGTCGCTGGAGACAATCGTGCGCGCCGCGTCACCCGCTCAGCCGACAGACACTCCCACGCCGCCGCCCTGCTCGTGCTCGACCTCGGCGATGTCGACTGCCATAGTCAGCGCGATCGCCAGATCGATCTTGTCTGCGTCGCTCTCTGACGGCTTGATGAAGCGGAATCCGCCACCGTTCGGGATGGTTTTGATGGTGGCATTCAGGACGTGGTCGCGCAGCCTCGGATCGTTGCCGTGCCGGATCCGCCCCTCGGCGACGACGTCAAAGATGCGCTGGCAGGCGCGCCGCATGTTCTCGTTGCTCTGGGCGAAGTCCTCGACACGCAGACCCTCGCGATAGAGCGTGTTCATCATGGGCGTGGCGAAGTTGCGGTCGAAGGGCATGCGCACGACGTTGTACTCCTTGTGAAGCTCGCGCAGCAGGTCGGCGACGTCGTCACGGTCGATCTCGCTCATGATGTTGCCTTCTTCTTCAGCCTCGAACTCGAAGGCCAGCACGTTATGCACGCCAGCCGCGTCGACCTGGTCGAAGACCACGCCCGTGTGGTCGCGTCGCTGAGAAGCATCGACGCCAACCACGCACGGCAACTCCGGATCGAACTGCGGCCTCTCGCCGCCGGAGGCCCACAGCGCCTCGGAGAAGACGCGGCCGGCACCCTTCTTGGGGGCCCGGTTGCAGTGGTAACGCTCGAAGTCGGCCAGCGGGATGCTCTTGATCTGCCGGCGCAGCTGGTCTTCGGTCAGCCAGCTCGCGGGGTTACACTTGCGCCAGGTCGCAGGGTCCGTGCAGTCATCTTCATCTGTGGCGCCGACGTGATAGACGTAGGCCTCGGGGTCGTCCTTCCACTCTTTGAGCACATCCCACCAGACGCCCTTGCGCTGCTCACCTACGGTCGAGATCACGATCAGCAGCGGCTCCTGGCGACCGACCATGCCGGTCGTCATGGCCGTCAACATCTTGCGATTGCGGTGAACGTGGAGCTCGTCGACCACCACAAAGCTGCCATGGAAACCCTGAGCGGTGTCGGCATTGTGAGGCAGGGTCTTGAAGACGCAGCCGGTCTCCTTGACTTCGACCACCTTGCGACCGATCGAGAGCAGCGACCTGAGCAGCGGGTCGGCGTTCCCCATCTTGCGGACCGTGTCGAAGAGGATGCCAGCCTGGTCGTCGCTCGAGGCCACGGCGTACTGCTCGCCGTCGTAGATCGGCTCCATCTCCATGTGGTAGTGGTGGAGGAGCGCAGCGAGCTCGTCTTTGCCGTTCCAGCGCGGGAGAGAGAAGTAGGCCTTCGTGTATTTCCGCTTGCCGTCTCGACGCAGCGTGCCGTAGACGGGCAGGATCATCTTCTTCCATTGCCAGTCCTCGAGCACGAAGGGCTGCCCGGCCCAGCGGTCCTTAGTGTGCCGGATATGCTCGCGGCCAAAGACCCGCACCTGGTTCGCCCGTCGGTATCCCTCCAGGGAGTACTTAGTCATCGACCTCAACGCAGTCGCCGTCGATGATCTCTCCGGGCCCCATGTCGCCCTGGACGACGTCGTCGATCTGCTTGTGCAGGGTCCCCAGCAGCGTGGCGCCGGCGATCTGCATGAGGTCGAGCCGAATGCGACTCTCCGGCGAGAGGCCGAGACGCTGGGCGAGCCGGTCAAAGAGCATCGCTTGGTCGCGCTCTTCTTTGAGCATCGGGTTCTTCTGCGGCCCGAATGGAGTGTTGATCACCATCCCGTGCCGGCGGACATAGGCGCCAGCCTGGGCATGGCGGACCTTCGCCACGCAGAGTGTCTCGATCAGAGGCAGATCGCCGGATCGTAACTCGTGGCGAGCGACCTCCTGCAGCAGCGTTTGCCAGAGCC